TATGACTTTCTTATCTTGGTCAATAATGTTTTGAGCTAGCTCAATTGTATCATTTATTTTTTCTTCGGCAATAACTTGTCTAACTTTCATTAGTTTAGAAAATTGCACGGTTAATGATGAGGACTCTTCTTTTTTATTTTTATACCAATCATAATACTCCCCCATCAGGCCTTCATATAATTTTGATTTTAATCTCAAGTAAATTGGTGAAATGATTTTATCAGGTAAATCTAACACCTCTGTTTTTAATCTTCGTAAAACTTGTCGGGAAGTTCTATCTCTCAACTCTTCCAAATTAGATGCCCCACTAACATTCCAAATCTTACGGTTACCCGCCTTGAATTGATATCCTTGACAATAACGGATTGCGTATGCCATCCAATTCTGAGCAACGGGACTTTCTATTAGGTACAATAAATTATAGTAATTCATTGGTCGTGAAGTCATTGGTGTCCCTGTTAGTAACCAAAGTTTATCCACACTTTTTACAAAACTATTAACTAATTTAGTTCTTTGAGCTTGACCATTTTGAATATAGTGTGCCTCATCAATTACAATTAATTCAAAGTTACTTTTGGTAATTAGAGAATTTTCTTTATCCTTTAAATCGTAAAAATTCTTTAAGATGTCGTAATTAACGATTACAAAATCGTGTTCTGTTGAGAAGTGTTTCCCTTCCGCAATATAAACACTTCTATCCGTATAATTCTCAATTTCTCGTTGCCAATTAATCTTTAATGATGCCGGGCAAATAATTAATATTTTCTTAGCCTTTGTCTCTAACGCGGCAATAATTGTGGATGTCGTCTTGCCCAAACCCATATCATCTGCCAAAATAAAACGTTTTGACCCTGCCAACTTTTCTATCGCTTCTTTCTGATGATTAAGTGGTGGTCGGTGATTATATTTTGAATAGTCTATTTCTACCTTTTCTGTCTTATGAGTTTTAAGTAACGCTCCTTTAGGTAACCAAAAGTCATGAATAGTCTCACCTGAAAGAACTTTTCCCCAAACATGATAAGACTTTTCTTTTTCCGCTAAAAGTTTCTCAACCCAAACTTCTTTAGGGATTTCGGTGTATAATTTTTCGTCTGCAATTTTCTTAGCGAAATAAGGGTCCAAGTCAACCCATTTTTTTGCGACCTTAGGTGAGGTTTCATGAAAATTTATAATGTATTCAGATTGTGCTCTTGTGGGGTAAAACTTTTTGTTAGTTTCCTTTTGAAATTTTAATTTCAGAATATAATTATTGGCACCAGAATACGTGTCAAGTATTGACAACGCCTTTTGTTCAATCAAGTTGATTGTACTCCCTGTGTTTATATTATCCAAAGATTAATGTTTTACCTAACAATAATGAATCTTTTAATATTTATCAATATGTCAGAGAATAAAGTTCCAATAACAAGAATAGGTAAGTTCTTCGGTGCCGAAGATTATGACCTTGATATTTCCATGGGTGAAGAATGGTTATATGGTGATATGAACTTCACATTGGTGTTATATAGAGTAGATAGAAAAAAAACAAAGACGGATAACGTTTACGGGGAAACTGTAAGTGATGGTATTAAATTTTTACCCCCTATTGAATTTAAAGGACATGTTCAGATTATGGCCCCTGAGAATAAAAACTTAGGTAATTCTAAAATTGAACAGTTTGAGCCAGGTAATTTAAAAGTTTCTGTTTATCAAAAACAGTTAGATGAGTTGGGTGTTGATATTAGTTTTGGTGATTATATCGGGTACTACGAAACTGAGGATAGGGTTAGATATTATACGGTGAACAACGATGGAAGGGTAATATCGGATAATAAACATACATATGCAGGTTACAGACCGTTCTATAGAACGATTATGGCATCTGCAGTTGTGAATAATGAGTTTAGAGGGTTATAATGGACATACTAATTACAGAATCACAAATAGACGTATTACGAAGAGTACATGAAATAAGTGACCTTGTTGATTATGTTATACATCATTTGAATAATGATATTAAAAGTGGTGGTCCAGGTAATAAACCCGACAATTTCGGGGTATATGAAAATTGGGTATCCCAAAGAGTTAGTCATATATTTAAAAGTAGATATCCTAATATTGATTTTAAAAAACTTGACTTTTTAATGGTTGTGTCGGGAGCATATAATGATAAACTAAAAAGAGGGTTCAAAGACTCTAGAAAGAACTAATGAAGATATTAATTACAGAAAAACAAAAGAAAATGATTCTTGAAACTGTCACAAATAAAGAAGTAATTTGTGACAAATGTGGATGGTCTTGGGATTTATCAGATGGTGGTGATGACCCTTATATTTGTCATGAATGTGGTCATAATAACTCTGAAGAAGATTACCGAGGAAAACGTGTTATGGTTTATTATAATTTACACAAACATACTTTTTCTGTAACATATAAATCAATAGTAATATTACATGCCGATTATGTTAAACTAAAGGATGTTGAGTTCCGAGTTAGACAAGGGGGTAAAGAAAAAGTTAGAGGAGAAAAAAGAAAGAATGTTCACGCATTTGTTATCGGTAATTTAGTTGACTATTGTGACTACCCTTGTGAAAACATACCACAGGAACCAACAGATAAAATTGTTACATATGACCCATACAAATACGATAGTTTTGTTTATAAAGGAACAGAAGAACCCGTATACAAAGCCAAAGAGGTTGACATGATTAACCAAAAAAATAAATTATTTGTAATTAACGAAGTAAGAAAGTTTTAAGATGCCGTTACCTAAAAAAATAAAGAAAGATATTCCTTTAACCGAATCTAAAACTCTTCTACCAAGAAGACGGGAGTTGGTTGATAAAATTAATAAGGACGGAACATTTCTTCCAAAATCATTATTACATGCCGATTTAGATGGTGGGTTTTTAGAATTTGTTAAGAATGAATTAAAGACGGTTATAGATGGTAAAATAATACCAACAATTGATATTTTAGTAACAACTCAGAATTGGAGTCAATTTACTGAGACGTGGAATTTACAGAATCTTGATAAGAATGTTGAGCCCCCATTTATTACAACGGTAAGAGTTCCTGAAGTAAAATTTGGTTCAAATCCCGCAGTACTTTATAATATTCCAAATAGACGACAATATTTTTATGCTCAAGTACCAACATGGGACGGACAAAGAAATGGTATGGATATATACAAAATACCTCAACCCGTTCCTGTAGATATTTCATATACTGTTAAAATAGTTTGTAACAGAATGAGAGAAATCAATGAATTTAATAAAAACGTCATAGAGAAGTTTGCCTCAAAACAAGCCTACCAAGTTATTAAAGGTCATTATATCCCTATTGTTATGGGTAATATTTCTGACGAATCTGTTATGGACTTGGAAAAAAGAAAATTTTATATTCAAAGTTACGAGTTCACCTTATTAGGTTTTTTAATTGATGAAAACGAATTTGAAGTTTCTCCAGCGGTTTCAAGAGTTTTACAAGTTGTTGAGTTCGATACTAGTACTACAAAAAGACGAGTTAAGAAAGATATTAATATAGGAGGTAATGAAATTGATGTATTGTTTGTCGTTGGTAATAATGTTAACTCACAAATATTTGATTACACCACAAATATAATAATTGCTACTCCAATTAATGTTGAGAGTTTTGACGTTTATATTAACAATGATTATTATGGTTCTGATTTAACAGAAATCCAAATAAACACCAATGATAAGTTAAAATTTGTGATTGTTAAAACAGACGATACCATAGAATCAATAATTAGGTTATTTGGTGACCCAATTTAATTCTCACCGTATACATCAGGTTTCTCCTTACACTTCTCAACTATCATTCTTTCTAAGAATCGATACATTTTAATTCCCTTCTTTTCACAATAGGTCTTTAGGATATCATGAACCTCAATTGATATCTTTAGATTCTTTATTTTTTTTACTTTATTGTCCATGGTAGAAAAAAGGCAGAATTTATTCTACCCAATTTATAAATACTTACTACAAAGTAAAGTATTTTGGTTTTTTTTCTAATATTTATCTATAAAATAAATTAACAAGCTAAAAGAAAAAAAATAATGGCAACAAACAACAAAGTATTCGTGTCTCCTGGAGTGTATACCTCTGAAGTTGATTTGAGTTTTGTGGCACAAAGTGTAGGTGTTACAACTTTAGGTATTGTTGGTGAGACTCAAAAAGGTCCCGCTTTCGAACCTATCTTTATCAGAAACTTCGATGAGTTTTCATCATATTTCGGAGGAACATCTCCTGAAAAATTCATAAACACACAAATTCCTAAATATGAAGCGGCGTATATCGCAAAAGCTTACTTACAACAGTCTAACCAATTGTTTGTAACAAGAGTATTAGGTTTATCAGGTTATGATGCGGGTCCATCTTGGTCAATTACCACAAAGGCGAATGTTAACCCAACAACAGTTGAGTTCGATTGTATTTCAGGTCAAACCGTTGATTGTGTGTTTGAATGTACTTTACCTAACGTTATTAGTTACTCAATTCCGTTTACGGGTTGTAGTAATAGTGTTAATAGTATTTCATTTACAGGACCTATTCCATCAGAAATAGCGGCTAAATTAAATTTACCGTATGAGAACTTTAATGGTAGTACTGGTACATTATATCAAGATATGACAAATCAAATTTTTGATATCATGAACGCAACTGACCCAATGACTGCAGAAGACCATAGCATTTATTACTACGGCCCTATTTCAGGTGACGTATATAATTCACTATCACCAATTTTCACGGCAGAAACAAACGTATTTGACGTTGAGAATGTTGATGAGAGTATAATTAATTACGCGGCACCACAAAACGACCCTTGGTATTACGCATTATTTGATAATGTTGGAAGTGCGGTTTATAGTGGTTATTCTTTTTGGTCAATTGTCACAGGTATAACAGAAGTGATTAGTACTACTACAACAACAAGTACTTTACCAACACCAACACCGACACCTGACCCTTGTAACCCAACACCTACAGGAACAACAACAACAACAACATTACCTAAACCAACAAAATGTTATACAGGTACTTTAATGGGGCAAATCTACATATATAAAGGAACTGCTTTCACAGATTTTGATGATTTAGTTGTTGCAACTTTACGTTCAAGAGGGTTGGCGACTTACGGTAGTGATGACGGTGCGGTATATGAAGTTCCAGGTGGAGTTAACGCATACAATCAATTTGACGGTCATGATGTACAATTAGATTGTACAGGAACTTATTCAGGTGTAACTAAAAACCCATTCTCAACATTTGGTATTAATGTGACAGATAAAGACGGTAATCCGTTCTTCTTTGAAACATCATTATCAAATTCAGATAGTAAGTACATTTCTAAAGTGTTCGGACAATCTAATTTTGCAAAACCAAGAACTGTAGTTCCATTGTTTGTTGAAGAGAGATTCCAAGCATTATTAACTTATGGGTGGAGAAAAGGATTTATTAGAGGATTAAATTGTGAGTTAACGGCATTACCTAACGCAAGACAAGGAGTTGACCCAACTTCAATCGCTTGGTATCTTGAAAAATATCAATCACCTGTGTCACCATGGGTTGTATCTGAATTAAGAGGTACAAAAGTATATAACTTATTTAAATTTACCACGATTGCTGACGGAGACGATGCAAATATCGAAGTTAAAATCTCGATTGCTAACATCTCATTTAACAATGGTACTTTTGACGTAATAGTTAGAGATTTCTTTGACTCAGACAACAGTCCTGTAGTTCTTGAGAAATTCACAAATTGTTCTATGGACCCTAACGATAATAGTTTTATTGCTAAAAAAATTGGTACATTAGATGGAGAATACGCATTGAATTCTAAATATGTCATGGTTGAACTTAACGAGGATGCGCCAATAGATGCGTTACCTTGTGGTTTTGAAGGTTACAATTTTAGAGAATATGCTGGTGTTCGTCCTCCATTCCCTGTTTACAAAACAAAATATGATTTTCCGGGTGAAGTGATTTATAATCCACCATTTGGTTTATCATCAGGAGCTGACGATATTATAAGAAGTAATGGTGATAATGTTCGTAGAACTTATCTTGGTATTTCTGACACTGTTGGTTTCGATGTTGATTTCTACACATATAAAGGTAAACAATTACCATTAGATGTTTGTACAGACGTTTCAGGTGATGAATGGGCGTACCGAACAAGAGGATTCCATATGGACATCAACGCACATGTAATCAAGATACCAAGCTATTTTTCAACAAGTGGTACACCAGCGTTTTACGTAGGTTCCGCACCATTTACTTCAGACCCTGACAACGAAGATAGTCCGTACTATAGATTATATTCACGTAAATTCTCGTTATTATGTCGTGGAGGATTTGACGGATGGGATATCTATAGAGAATATAGAACAAACGCTGATAGATTCGTATTAGGTAAAATTGGTTATAGAAACGGGGCATGTCCTTCATTTAAATACCCAACGGCTACAGGATGGGGAGCGTTTAAACAAATTACTGTTGGAGACAATGGACAAGATTGGGCAAACACCGACTATTACGCTTACTTATTAGGACAACAAACATTCTCTAACCCTGAGGCGGTTAATATTAACGTATTCGTTACCCCAGGTATTGATTATATAAACAATTCTAACTTAGTAGGTGATGCGATTGAAATGATTGAGTTTAACAGAGCGGATTCGGTTTATATCTGTACAACACCTGACTACAACATGTTTGTTCCGTCTACGGGTGACCAATTAGATATGATTTATCCACAAGAAGCGGTAGACAATTTGGAAACTGCGGGTATTGACTCAAACTACACGGCAACTTATTACCCATGGGTTTTAACAAGAGATACTGTAAACAACACTCAAATCTATATCCCATCTACGGCTGAGGTAACAAGAAACTTGGCGTTAACAGATAATATCGCTTTCCCTTGGTTCGCTGCGGCGGGTTACACTCGTGGTATCGTAAGTGCTATCAAAGCGAGAAAGAAACTTACTCAAGAAGATAGAGACGTTCTTTATAAAGGTAGAATTAACCCAATCGCAACCTTCTCTGATGTTGGAACTGTAATTTGGGGTAACAAGACTATGCAAATTAGAGAGTCTGCTCTTGACAGAATCAACGTAAGAAGATTATTGTTACAAGCTCGTAAGTTAATTTCTGCGGTTTCAGTAAGATTATTGTTTGAACAAAACGATGAGAAAGTAAGACAAGATTTCTTGGATGCGGTTAACCCTATCTTAGATGCAATCAGAAGAGACAGAGGATTATACGATTTCCGTGTAACAGTTTCCTCAGACGTTGCTGACTTAGATAGAAACCAAATGACAGGTAAAATCTATATCAAACCAACTAAATCTCTTGAGTTCATAGACATCACGTTCTATATTACTCCTACAGGTGCATCGTTTGATAATATCTAAAAATAATATTAAGACAAGTCGACATAAAACTCGACTTGTCTTTATTTATTAAGTAAACAACATGTTAAAACATAAAAAAAGAATTATAGAAGGTATTACAGAAGAGGGAACTCCCGACATGAAATATTACGCCTTTGATTGGGATGACAATATTATGACCATGCCAACTAAAATACTTTTAAAAGATGAAGACGGTGATGAAGTAGGTATGTCTACCGAAGATTTTGCCGAATATAGAATAGATATCGGTAAAACCCCTTTTGAATATGAGGGACATACTATTGTAGGTTTTGGAAAAGACCCTTTTAAATACTTTAGTGTAAAAGGTGATAGACAATTTATTGTCGATTCTTTATTAGGTAAACCAGGACCTGCTTGGAGAGACTTTGTTGAAGCAATTAACAACGGGTCAATTTTTTCTATAGTAACGGCAAGGGGACATACTCCAAGTGTTATTAAAGAGGCATGTTACAATCTTATTGTATCTAACCATATGGGAATTAGTTCAAGTGAATTAGTTAAGAATTTGGAAAAATATAGAGATTTAGCTGATGAAGGAGAAATGTCCAAAAAAGACATGATTAGAGAATATCTCGATATGTGTAAGTTTTATCCTGTATCTTATGGTGAAAGTTCTGCGACCACCCCTGAAGAAGGTAAAATTAAAGCTTTAAAAGAGTTTGTTCAATTTGTTAGGGAGATGTCTTCAAAGATTCACAAGAAAGCGTTTCTTAAAAACAAAGTAACTAATAATTTTGTCCCCACAATAGGATTTTCAGATGATGATATGAGAAATGTGGAAAAAGTTAAATCTGCATTTGAAAAAGAACCAGATAATATAATTAAAACTTATTCAACTGCAGGAGGAATTAAAAAAGAATATTAACTAGAAAACTTATACTAGAAAGATTAAAATAAAAAAAAACAAAGTAAAGAGAAAATTTTTTATCTCGATATATTTATAATAAAATAAACAAACAAACAAAAAAATATTACAATGGCTGATTTACTAATGAAAATGCCGATTCCTTACGAACCGAAAAGACAAAACAGGTTCATTCTTCGTTTCCCTTCTACTTTGGGAATTAACGAATGGTTCGTAGAATCAACATCAAGACCACATATAACAATTAATGCAGTTGAAATCCCGTTTCTAAATACATCAACGTATGTAGCAGGTCGTTTCACTTGGGGAACAATAAACGTTAAATTCCGTGACCCAATCGGACCTTCAGCGTCACAAGCTCTTATGGAGTGGGTACGTTTATGTGCTGAGTCTGTAACAGGTCGTATGGGATATGCCGCGGGTTACAAGAAAAATATTGACCTTGAGATGTTAGACCCAACAGGTGTTGTTGTGGAAAAATGGATTATGGAGGGAAGTTTTTTATCTGACGTTAACTTTGATTCATTGGCTTATAGCACTGACGCGATTGCGAGTATTACTGCCACGATTCGTATGGACCGTTGTATATTAGTTTACTAGTTTGTAATAAAATACATCGATTCATTGATACTATTGTGAAATTCCTATATATTTATTTATATGGGAATTTTTTTTTGTAAAATATGTCAAAAAGAATGTGAGGGTTTAAACTCTTTAAGGTCACATTCTATTCAGAAACATAATATTTCTTCAGAACAAATTTATATTGATTATGTTTTAAATGGTGTTAAACCTACTTGTGAATGTGGGTGCGGAGAGACCACTAATTTTATTACAATAGGAAAAGGATATTCTAAATTTATACAATCTCACCACAACAGAGTTCTTGGTAAAAATAATTTTCATAAAAACCCTAACACACATCAAAAGGCAATTGAGACTCAAAAGAAAAATTGGAAAGAAGGTAAGTATGTTGGTTGGTGGGAAAATAAAACACCTGAAACATTAGAAAAAATTGAAGGGATTAAAGAAAAATTACGTAACAATAAGGAAAGAGGTAAAAAAATTTCTAAAAAATTAAAAGGTGTTCCTAAAACTGAGATATCTAAAATAAAAAATTCGGAATCTCAAAAAATAAGATATAAAAATAACCCAAAACTTAGAGAACAACAATCAAAAACAAGATTAAAATGGATGAAAGATAATTCTAAGATTAAAACATCTAAACTTGAAATAACGTTTATAAACATTTTAACCTCAATTGGTTTAATCGAAGATGTTGATTTTATACACAATCATTTGATTTCAAACATAAAAACTTTTTTTGATTTTTATATACCCTCAAAAAAAATAATAATAGAAGTTGATGGGGATTTTTATCATTGTAATCCCAATACCAAATATTCAACTCCATCATATGAAATACAGAAAAAAAATAAAACAAACGATAAACGAAAAAATACTTGGTGTCAAAACCACGGAATGATATTACTTCGTTATTGGGAAAAAGACATTAATGAAAGACCTGAGTGGATAATATCCGAACTAAAAAAAGAATTATCTTTATAAAAAACTGACTTGTCCTATATTTTATAATAAAAACAATTCAATATGGAACAAGACTTAATTAAAGCGGGAACCGAAGGGTTTAACTTACCTCATGATGTTGTAACCCTACCTTCAGGTGGGATATACTACAAATCTAAAAAGAAATCAATTAAAGTGGGTTATTTAACCGCAAATGACGAAAACATCTTAATTGGTGCTGCTCAAAACGCTAATACCAACGTTATTTTAACATTACTTAGAAGTAAAATTTACGAAAGTGAATTAAGACCTGAGGAGCTTTTAAATGGTGATGTTGAGGCAATTATGATTTATTTAAGAAATACTTCTTTTGGTCCTGAATATGTTGTTAATTTGATTGACCCCAAAACAAGTAAATCGTTTAACTCAACAATTATTTTAGACGAATTAAATATTAGACAAACCCAAACTAAACCTGATGAAAATGGGTTATTCTTAACGACACTACCTAAATCAGGTTCAACGGTTAAATTAAAACCGTTAACTTACTCTGAAATTTTAGAGTTAGGTAAATTAGGTGACCAATATCCTGCGGGACGAGTTGCACCAACAGTTACATGGAGATTAAATAAACAAATTCAAGAGGTTGACGGAATTACAGACAAAGGACAAATTGCGGTATTTATTGAGTCTTTACCAATTATGGATTCTAAATTCATCCGTAACTTCATGAGAGATAACGAACCGTCATTAGACCTAAGAAGAACAACAAACGCCCCATCAGGAGAACTGGTATCTTTCGAGATAACCTTTGGGGTGGAGTTCTTTCGGCCTTTCTTCTAACTACCGACAACACCTCATCGAGGAATATTATCTAATGGCGAAATTTCTTAGAACATCATATTCCGATTTTTATCGTATGCCAACATACGAAAGAAAATTCCTTATCGAAAAAATAATTGAACATAACACACCCAAAAATTAATATAAAAAATGGGTGTGTTATGTATTTATAGTAAAACAAGTTAAATGGGATACTTTTTTAATGACAATCCGTTAGATGACGCAAAAAAAACTTTTGTTGACCCGCTCGCAAATGCGGGTAAGACTATTATGGACTCTAATTTTAAAGATTTAAACCAGATAAAAGGAATATTATATGAAATAGACGAGTCGGCGTCAAATGTTGCAAAAAGTTTTGGTCAAGGTCGAGAACAGATAACCTCAATTAAGGCCGCTATGGCTGAGGCGGCGGATAAAATTTACCTTTTAGGTGGTAATTGGCAGAGTGTTGTTGATATACAACAAATGGCGGCAACTACGTTAGGTAGAAATGTCATATTGGCGTCAGAGTCTTACGAAAAACTTTACGAAACTACTAAAGTAACGGGGGTACAAAACAAAGAACTTTTTGAGGGATTTAAAAACGCAGGATTCTCACTATATGATGTGAGTAATCAAATGCAAAAGGTTATGGATACCGCAAGGTCAATTGGGGTTAATGCTCAAGCGGTTTCAGGAATGGTGGTGAAAAATATGTCATCCATGAACCAATTTAACTTCCAAGGAGGGGTTGAGGGAATGGCAAAAATGGCGGCACAAGCGGTTAACTTGAGGGTTGATATGAAATCTACTCTTGATTTAGCAAACAAAATGTTCGACCCTGAACAAGCAATTAATATGTCTGCGGCGATGCAAAGATTAGGTGTCGCTCAAGGTGATTTATTAGACCCGTTAAAGATGATGGATTTGGCACAAAATGACCCTGCCGAACTTCAAAACCAAATTGCTCAGATGTCTAAACAATTTGTTCAACTTAATGCTGATGGACATTTTGAAATTATGCCGGGAGCTAAAAGACAACTTATGGAAATAGGTAAAGAACTTGGGTACAATAATGGTGAATTAGAAAAAATGGCATTAGGTGGTGCAGAATTAGAACAAAAAATGGGTAAGATTAAATTCCCTGAATTTGCTACCAAAGAACAACAAGAGATGTTGGCTAATATTACTGAAATGGGGGCAAATGGTGATATGAAAATCAAAGTTGATGGTAAGGAAATGGACATTAATGCTGCGATGGAAGAGTTTGGTACTGATGAGGAGTCGTTTAACAAGTTAATTGATGCTAGTAAACCAAAAAAAATGGAAGATTTGGCCGAAGAACAATTAGGAACACTAAAAACTATTCAGGGAATAATCGCTTCAATGAGTGGTAGAGTACCTAGAGGTGTTGCTGGCACAAAAATTCAAACAGAAGCCGATGATGCGACGAGATTTGTAGGAAAGAAAGCGATAGAAACTGTTGAGCCGTTCTCATCTAAAAATATTGGTGGTGTTATTGGAGGGGTTGCGGAAACGTTTATAACATCTATTAATAATGGAGAGAACGCTCTTACTGCTTTGGGGGTTGCGGGAGAAACAATCAGTACTTTTTTAAATGTTAATTTTAAGAAAAGTGTTGAAACCGCCTCTATAAGTCTTGGTGAGTTGAAAGACTCAAGTAATTCGTGGCTCCAATTTGTGTCAGGGGTTATTACGAAAGGGGCAAAAGCAATTACAAATCATGAAAACTTATCCCCACCATCGAATACCGAAATTAAAGTTAATGATTTTGTTATAAAAACATTGGATACGGATAAATTTGTTATGGGTGGAGGGACCAATCCTACGGGTAGTAATTCTGATGTGGCGTCGAAAAACATGGGACCTATTGATGTTAATTTAAATATTAAAGTTGACGCTCCTGGAATGGACACTTCACAATTAATGTTGGCGTTTAACGACCCACCATTTAAACAAAAAATCTTAGAAGTTTTTGGTACTGCGGCTAATAATGCGAATGGTACGGTAGCGTCTAATAGTAATACTGAAGCACGAAAACAACATAACGTTTAAAATGGTTATTTTACCATAAAAATAGATATAAACTCTATTTATAAAAAAACATAATACATGACAGGGAGTACTTTATCTTTTGTATCGACATCGAGTTTTAGAAACAGTTTGATGGCCAAAAATTTGGCAAAATATACTGTGCCAGGAGTTTACAGTCCACCATCAGGGTCATTGAATTATGAAATCTCTCAAACCGTATCAAATGTTATTGATTCTCCCGACACATTAATTAGTCAAGACCCTTATGCTCAACAACTATATCCATTAAATGAATATGGGCCAAACGGAGGGTACAACTTAAATATAACTTATAATAATCCACCATTACCGGTTAATTCAAATCAAGGGGAATATAGTCCTAACGATACCGCATTAGATTTAGTTAATGAGTTTTTTATTGATGCGGCATTTATTGAAAACATTTACGGACCTGAAGGAGGGTTTAAAGATATGGTTGTTATTGACAGTATTCAAAATAACAACAAACTTTATTTACCCTATGACCAATTTACCGCATCATTTTATTCACCATTTGAAATATTAACATCGACAAATCCTGTTGGTAGTAATGGTCCTTTATCACAAGATTCATATTTGGCTAAAATAGGTGCTCAAAGTTTAAAATACGCTTTTGAAGAAAGGGTCGCACTTGAAATTTATCAACACACAGTTGGTGCGGTTAATTTACAAGCCTTACAAGACCCTTTTGAAATTAGTTTATTACTTTCAGGACAACAACCTTTAATTTATAAAAATTGGAGAATTACCGTACCTGAAAACCCAATATTGGCTGCGGTTGATTTGGCGACAAGATTGGCGGGGGCATATTGGCCCGTATCACCAATTCCTGGTGATTACTTTAATGAGAACGAACTTAATGGTGGTCAATCAATGCAAACATCTACCGCGTTAAACGTAGTTAATCAATTAACGGGTGGTTTTTTAGGCCCAATATTAAATAAGACAAGAAACCCTTCACAAATATTTTTAGCCAATACAGGTAATGGACAAAGGTCGGCATTATTTGCAAACATTAATTACAATAGATACCAACCGGGATATGATAAGAGTTATGGTGGTTTATTGGGTGTTGGACAAGCGATTGTTAATTTAGTTGTTAATTTAATTAACCCTAATAATGGTACTCTTATTGGGGGTTATTATGTTGGTAGTAAAAATGCCGAACCATCAACAATTACTTCACCTCCTAATCAAGTACCTGTTGACCCATTTGGTAAACAAGTACAAACACCCGTTTATGGTCCATCTGAATTAGGTATTCTTTATGAAGGTAATGAAACTAAATTAAATTTTGGTTTAGGTGGTAAATCGTCAAGTGACGGAGGGGGTATTGATGGACAATTTGTTTGGGTGTCACCTAAATATAAGAGTAATGCAGGATTTCATGCGACGCCAGGAGGAGGGTCAGGAAGTTTAGACCAAGAGTTTAATCAAATTAGTTCAAGTTATCAAAAAGGAGAGTCCACAAACATCACCTTTAAAGAATCGTCAATACTTGACCAAACACAAAGAATAATTGATTCTGCGGATAACGTAACAGGTATTAGCCGTTTAAAACATGTTGGTAATGCTATGAACCAAGTTAGTAAAGTATTCCATGACGGATATAAAGAAACAACTAAAGGTTCCCAAGTGGTTTCATATACTGATAATACAACGGGGGGTGAGGTTGGTATTGAGTATTGTAGAGTATTTACCAAAGATACTCCATACTATACCTATAATGATTTACAAAAAACTGATGGTATTACTACGTCAGGAAGAAGGTTTACGAACTCCGTTTTTGATAATACATTCAACTTAAACATTGCTCCGTTAAAAAATCCGGGGTCAACAAATATTATTGCTGGTGATGTTGATGGAAAGGGTGGTTATGCTAAAAAATATATGTTCTCAATTGAAAATTTAGCTTGGAGAACGTCAAGTAGACCAGGGTTTACTTATGATGAATTACCTGTTTGTGAAAAAGGTCCAAATGGGGGTAGAGTTATGTGGTTTCCACCATATGACATTAAATTTAATGAATCGAGTACACCCTCTTTCCAAGGAACCGACTTCTTAGGAAGACCTGAACCAATTTATACTTATAAAAGTACCTCAAGAACGGGAACGTTATCTTGGAAGATGATTGTTGACCACCCATCGGTAATGAACATTGTTGCTGAAAAACAATTAAAAGGCCAAAACAAAGAAAAACTTAATTCAATCATGGATTCGTTTTTTGCGGGATGTGTTAAATTTGATATCTATGAATTAGCAAAAAAATATAATACAATTAAGGCGGCTGATTTATTTACATATCAACAAGTTTTAAATGACCCAAGATTAACTAATGAAGAATTGGCGGGAATTAATAAATCAATTCCAAAAGAAAATACAGATACTACAGGTAATAATCCTAATACTAATACTACCGCCGCAACAACTGATGATACTTCAGGCGCGGAGTTTGAAAATAAGTATTTAGATTTTGCTTTCTATTTTGAAAATGACATTCCTGGTAAAAGTCCTAGTACAACAACTTCGGTTGAATACCAAACCATATATGACACCTATACTTCAACGAGTAATATTGAAAAATATGTTGATAGAGCGAAAAGTACATTTAACTCAGATAATAAAGAGGTAAATGTTGAACAATTTTTTAATAGTGTGGTAATAAGTAATTTTAACACATTTAGTAAAGGATTTGTAAAAGATGCGTTTAAACTATTAACAGATAATCCTAAAGGAACAATTACTGTTACAATGGAAGGGTCGGCCTCCGCGGTCGCATCTGTTGATTATAACAAAGCATTATCGGATAGAAGAATTGACTCAATCAAAAACTTTTTTAAAAGTTATAGTGATGGTACCGAATCGTTAGGGTCATTTATGAAAGAGGGTGAGGTTAGATTTATTATTAAATCTGCGGGTGGTACGGGTGAAAAAACCGTTATCCCTTTAGCTGGATATGTTGAGGTTGCGTCAGGTACGACATCGGCAACTACTACTAGTACAACTCCAGGATTTGAGGTTAATTGTGAAGAGAAACAAAAAGATAAATCGGGTAACGAAACCTCAAATGCTCAAATATATTCGGTAAGTGCCATGGCTTGTAGACGAGTTAGAGTTGCAACAATCTCCGTATCCATACCTCCTAAGACCGATACACCTGTGAGCACAACTAAAGATATTAAGGAAGTTAAAACAGTAAATGTGGACGTTCCAAAACCCGCTCCAACAGTTGATGTTATTAAAAAAATTAAGGAAGGTATTACTAAAAAAATATTAAGAGGACTTTTATCTGAGTGTGATTATTTTGAAGTTATTAAACAAGAGGCACCAATGGTATACGACTCATTTAAAGAGAAGATTAAGTACTTTAATCCTGCGTTCCACTCAACTACTCCTGAAGGGTTGAACGCTCGTCTAACGTTCTTAAATCAATGCGTTAGACCTGGTGAAACAATACCAACAATTGGTACTGACGGTAAACCAAAATATAATGATGCGGTTAATACTTCATTTGGAGCTCCTCCCGTATTAATTCTAAGATTAGGTGATTTTGTTAATAGTAAAATTATCCCAACATCACTATCGTTCACATACGACCCTTTAGTATTTGATATGAACCCTGAAGGTATTGGTATACAACCAATGATTGCTAATGTGTCAATGAATTTTAACATTATTGGTGGTATGGGATTAAAAGAACCCGTGGAAAGACTACAAAACGCACTATCCTTTAATTATTACGCAAATACTGAAATATATGATGAAAGGTCGGTTTGGACTGAAGATACTTCAGCATTAGATAAAAGTGTTGTTGATTCTATTTTAGCGTCTCAGACTCCCGCAACTGTTGCCAATGTTGATAACCCTGCAACAAATAATGGTGGAACAACTATTGGAGAAATTATAACTAATATTCCTGTTCCAAGTGGACAAACAGGTGAAATTGGATATCAAAAAATTATGGATAGTTTATTGACTGACACCAAAACATATTTTGAGGCGGAAGTAAATCAATTACAAAAATTAACTTTAAATTCTAATTACGGTATTGAACAATTAGTTAATGATTCTCGACTATATAGTGGAGGAACAATTTCTGCGGGAACTTCTTACGATGTTGAAATTTATGGTAAACCTGAAGGAGTTGAAAAAAGACTCGAGGACTTATTTAAAAAAGTAATCGATGACATTAATACCGACACTCAAATCCCAAACCCAATTATTGATGAGTTACTAAAGAAATTTGATATTGCAAGTCCCGCAATTAGAGGTGTTAGACAGAACATGGTTGACTATATTACAAGTTTATCCTCAACATTTGCATCTGAAATAACAACAATTACTCAAGAATTGACGATACAACAACAAACTTATATTCAGAATATTAGAAAATTAAATTTAATTAGTAGTAAAACTGATGGTAAAATTTTAGATTCTAATACCCCAAGAATTTATAATATAAAGGGAACAGATAAAATCAGTAAATCGAGTGAAACTCTTACTCCTGTTCCAGCAAATACTTATGAGGAATTTACTAAAGATTATGAGTCATTAGCATTAGCGTTACAAGATTATACTAAGTTATTGAATACAAACGATATTGTTAAAAATGTGTCATTATATGATGGGGGAAATTTTCTTGCAATTAATGAAGATTCTTTTAATGGTGTTGAGGATAAAAGATTTTTCTTAGTAATCTCAAGAATTTTTAACGATAATAATAAATTGGAAGAGTTTAAAAAATATGTTATTAAAGGTGATTTGGTTGATATTAAAGACCCTGTTAAATTACAGAAAAAATTTGACGATATAACTGACGACATCGCAAAAAGATATTCAAAAGAACTTAAGGCGGAGGAGAAGAAATTTGATAAATTTAAATCTAGTTCGGAATATAAATCTTTTACAGAAGGAATAGAAAATAAGATGTACCCAAAAGGTAAAACAAGAAAATTTGAGTATACGACAGTCGCCGACCCAGCAAAGGAACCGACTCAAAAAACTGATATATCGAACCTATATAAAACAGTTAATGTACCACCTTTGGATAAAAATACCTTTGATGGAAAAATTAAATTTGATTAATCATGGCAAAACAAAATTATAACAGATATAGCAATTTTATTCTTGATGGTCAACAAACTGTTGTTCCGTACATAACATTACCCACTAAATCTACCGATAAAAGGTATATTTACAAGGTTGGACAGTCAAGAATGGATAAAGTTTCCCAACAATATTATGGTTCCGCAACTTTTGGGTGGTTAATTATGCAAGGTAATCCGACATATGGAGGGCAAGAATGGAATATTCCTGACGGTGCTATCTTGACAATTCCATTTCCTTTAGTAGCTTCTTTACAGGACTATAAAAATCAATTAGACAATCATTTCTTCTATTATGGTAGATAAGCCAGAAAATATATTGGTCGAACTCGACTATAACAACATTATCATAGTTGACCCGAACAAAGTTGTTGACGACAACGGTATCGCCTCAGATAGACATGTACGACAAGAAGACTTAGTAATGTATGCCAATTTGGAGTGTAAAGTTCTTCCAAGAACTAAGTTATCCGTGGGCACCGCGAGTAACGACGCAATCCAAACTATTTCGGTGGCGTCTATGAATTTTCTAAAACCAGGTGGGAAAACTTTTTTGGATAATGAATATACTGATGAATTTACGGGAAAAGACGCCATCCAAGGAAAAGGGGTTAACCAACCAAAACAGACCTCAGTAACAAACCCTAAAAACGATGACGATTACTACATCAGACAAACAATTAACTCGGGAGGAAAGCCAGGCTCGACTGATAATGGACTGTTAGGAATAACAAGTATTTCCATAAGACAAAACACTTCGTTTATGACAACTATCCACATATCGATGGAGGATATAAAAGGAAGGGCATTATTTGAGGGTGGTGACAATTCTCCTTACGCGGCATTTTTTAATTTACCGTATCCATTATTTTATTTAACAATAAAAGGGTATTATGGAAAGGCGGTTCGGTTACCAATAATGTTAAAGAGTTTTACCTCAAGGTATAATACTAGTTCAGGCAATTTCCATATTGACTTAGATTTTTTGACTTACAAATATACAATATTAAGTGAAATCTCAATGGGGTACTTAATTGCCGCTCCGCACATGTATAAATCAAGAGTTAAGATACAAACAACAAGTGGTAATGCTAGCCAATTCTCAAACGTTGATGACACCATTTATGAAAGAGGTTATCAGAAAGTTAAAGAAATGTATAGTGAATACAAAACAAAAGGGTTAATCCCTGACGATTTTCCTGAACTTACTCTTGTCCAAATGCAAAATAGAATTGAAAACTTTGTTAAAAATATTTTAGACACATTTAGTAAACAAAATTTGGACCCAATAAGTAATATTGATGATTATCAAAAACAAATAATTGCTTATGGGAAAGATGTTTATTATGCTGATAAAGTATCTTGGTTTGATAAGTATATGGACAAAAAAAGTTACTTTGTTTTAAAAAAAGACACGGTATTATCTAGCGGAATTAGTTTGACTAATAGTGAGACTAAAATTTATAGTTTTAGACCTGAATTTGATACACCTAAAAAACAAAGTGATGCTATTTCGGAGTTAAAAGGAATTATTGAGAAAAAAAATACATTATTAAATAATAATGAATCTGTTGGAGCCGATGGTTCTTATACAATTGATAAAACCTCAAAACCATGTAAAATAGTTTGTAATATTGATTACAGTGATTTTCCAATAGAAATAACATCAAATGACGTTGATTTAGTAACAACATTTAAGGAAAAAAACAATGATAAAGAACCCACTTCAGGTGACACAATAGATTTACAGGCAGAGTTAGATAAGAATAAAACATTTAATTCGGGTAAAGTGATTGAACGTGATGGTAAACAACAACCAATTTATGTGTATCACGTTTTTGAAGGAAATAAACGATTTGTTGACAAACTTGATAAATTATCTAAAGAGTTAAAGGAAAAACGACAACAAATTGAAACAGAGTTAACCGAGGCGTTATCCAAACTATTACAAAGTAAGGATAGTGGGATTGGATTTGTGCCAAACATCAGAAACGTGTTAGCGGTTATTTTTGCGAATGGTGAGGCGTTTTTACGAATGATGGACGATGTTCACACCAATGCTTGGGACCAAAGGGATAATAAATACCGAAAAGAAGTAATCTTTGATAAACAAGTTGCGGGAGCGTCGGCCGATAATATTTCATCAGGAGATAACTCTAAACAACCTGTATATCCATGGCCACAATTAATTGTTGAAACTTCGGGGGAAGATGGTCAAGAAAAATATGAAATAACATATCCTGGTGACCCAAAAATTATTAATAGAAGTAAGGGATATCTATTTAATGTTTGGCCTGAAATTGAATTTGTTGAAGAATTTATTAAAGGTTTTACTGAACGAACGTTACCACCTGCGGACCCAACGGCCAATACCAACGAATTAACTCAAACTCAAAGAGTCTCATTAGATGCGATTGAATTTCCGATTGGAAATTGGGTTTACGGTAATAAAGAAGAAGTTAAATTCTTTTTTGAAATTTACGAAAGGATTATGTTAACCTCGTACTATTCTAGACTTTCGAGAAGTAATAACTTTGTGTCGGATGCCGATAAACTTACTAACCTAATTGCAGAATCGGAAAACAACAACATTGTTAAAAGTTTATCGAACGACAACCCATTCATTATTCAAAAACTAAGAGAGTATGGGTTTAATGCAACTAATTTTACAACAATCCTAAGACAATTTTCAAATAGTGGGTTAGGAGAAAGTTGGCAAAATTATATTAGAGGAATTTATAATACTCCATACATTAAAAATTATGTTACTAATGGAGGTTTTGAGTTTATTAACGCCAATATTTTAAATAGTCCTGAATCACAACCATCAGTTTCATTACCTAATGAGGTTGCAATGTCAGAATATATTACAGGTTCAACAACGTCAAATAAATTTGATTTAGGGGATACTTTTCCATTTACTAATAAGAATTGGGATAAAAAATATTTGGCGAATGGTACAACAATTTTAGACGCCAACGGAACACTTAATACTACAAAAGTTTTAAAATATAATCCAAATATCAAGTTAATTACTAGTTTTATTACGACAAACACACCTAATAGTATTCGACCAATAACTAACTTTGTTTATTTATTAGGGCAAACACCAAATGTTATTAATAGTACAGATTTAAAAACATGGTATCAAAGTAGAACTTTTGAAAATCAATTGATTACTGAAGGAAATGTTAGGTATTTTAATTATAGTGGTGAAGTGACCGACAACCAAACAACCTCAATGTTGAACACTCCATATTTTATCAACTCAATTCAACAAGGAGTTAAAAATTTTAGGGATAATGATGAGTATCCATTCATCGCTTCGGCATATCTTTTTATTAATAGTTTACCATTGGCGACAATGAGGGAAAAGTTTAAAACTTACGATAACAATACTGCAACTGATTTAGATTATATTTTTGCCGCTCTTAAGAAATTTGGTGCGGTTCATAAACTACCTTACGCATGGATATTAAAGTTTGGTTCAATTTGGCATAGATATAAAACATATATTGAAAAAAATATTGATATATTAGACACCTCTTGGTCAGGGTTTAGTTATACGACCAATTTTGACCCTGTAACAAGTGCGAATACTCGAAATTACGGATTAATTATTAATGGGGCACCAATTGATATTGTACTACAAAAAGACACCACTATTGGCTCTGAAATTTCGACTTTAATAAATACAGGATTTTATCCCAAGTTGATAAACGACTTTAATGTGTTTTGTCAAGGGTATGAAGTTTTTTCGGGGTATACTGATAGTGCAATACAATCAGGTATAACCTCAGGAGTTTCAATTAATTACGTTGATGACGCAATTATTAATCTTGCTGAAGGATTTGACCCAGCAATACCGTTAAGAGATTTAAGAATAATTCCTTGGTCGGTTAGTGTTGACACTCCTGACACAAAGTTTACCTATTTAATGCCATCTCAAGGGTCCCTTTTAAATCAAACAAAAAATGAATGTTTTAAACCAAGTGGGTCGTCATACGAAATGAAATTTGAGGTGAATTCAAATCAAGCAATGTATGATGGGTCTGTTAGATTATTTTGGGGAGCACCAAATTATGGGTATTTCGATAATTCAAAACTTAAAAAACCTTCACCGTTTGATTACATGAAACACATTTTTTCAGGACAAAGTCAACAAGAAAATTTTTCAATAAACGGGGTGACAAATGATTACTCACAAATGAGTGAAATGTTATCTGTGTTTGAAAAAGACGTGTTAGACGGATTTGAAACAGAGTTTTTGAATTTTTCGAAGTCGGTATATGATTATACCCCTGGCGAGTCAGGTAGTCCAGGGACTGAAACAGAAAAAACATTTAAAAATTTCCAAATGATGTTTAGGAGTTTATTAAAAGTTCCAAAAGTAACAGGGGATACAGGTTCTAACATTGTTACAAAAATACAAGATTCACAAGTAGGTAATGTAACTAATATTTTAAGACAATTTTTAAATTACGATGTGGTGTTTAAGTATGGTAATCCGTCTTTATATGATAAAAAATTATTTTATACGTTCTCAACATTACCGTTAACCGACCCTTATGAGTGGGAATATTATACTGTTATGACACCTAATGCCGTACCGACTAATGGTGGGGGAGTGTCACTAATAACGTCTAAAACAAACTACCCTAACGAATGGTCAACATTATACACTTATGTAGGATTTTCAGAAATACCTGAGTTAGTTTATGGCGACAACGGTTCTTATATTACAGATTTCTTTGTTGATTTGAATGTGGCATTTACCGTTGATAATATTAAATTATTTGCCACAGTAATAAAAATATATGCGACTCAGAAGTTAAACCAATTCCAAAGTAATCCGATTGCCCCACCTGAGCCCCCCATATCATCACCAAGTAAAAAAGTTTCATTTACCGCTCTTTTAAGTGGAGATACAATTACGGTTAGACAAGTTGGACCACAAAAAATATCATATTTATCAAACAAGGAGGGGGTTATATTGTATGAAAGTTTGCCAAGCTTTTTACCAACAACCACAGGTAATACTCAAACACTAATAAATGAAACCATCATTGCGTTCTTTGGTTCTTTATCTACAGTGCCTACTGATAAACAATTCATTGTTGAAACGGTGTTTACCCAACAAGATGAATATCCACAAGTACCAAGTCCTACTAATAAGTCGGGACAAGGTGCGTTTTATAAAGCGATGACAAATTATCTGTTAGACATTAATAATTTCCAATCAAAAATTATTAATAATTTGATGCCTAAGTTACATGGGTCTTTACCAGCGACAACGATTGGCACCGAAGGTCAAGTAGAATCTGAATTACAAGGAAATCAACCTAAAGTTGAATTATGGGAAACATTTAAAGCGTTAAATGATAAATGGATATCTGGAAATGATTTTAAAACAAAAACATTATTTGAAGACGTTTTATTATTAGATAGGGCAAGTAGAAATATTGGTGAAAAAGTTTTAGTCGATGTTTATAAATTGAAAGATATGCTAACCATTGACCGAATCAATGTTAAGGGGTCTATGTTATCTTTTGTCCAAAGTATCTTGATTGAGAATCATTTTGTGGTGATGAACATTCCATCCTATGTTAATTTTTATAACGTACAAAATGCGGTGAAAAACCCTATACCAAGAATTGATGGGACGAATGATTTTGCGAATAATTTGTTTGGTACCTTTTTAAATGTTGATTATAGGGATTCCTCCTCAAAATTAGTTTGTTTTTATGCGGGTAAACCAAGTGAACAATTAGATTTAAAAAATAATGTTGATTATCGTTATAGAAATGACGCGTTTGATTTACGTAGAGCCAGTGATAACCCATTAGTTGAAAATCAAGTAGGTAAAAAAGATTGGGACAAATCTAATAAGGTTGTTGGATTTAATGTTGATATTGGACCACAAAACCAACAGATATTCAAAAGTTTCCAAGTAGACCAAAGTGCTGGTAAGGCAACTGCGGAAGGGTTGGAAGTATTAAATCAGATGGCAAACCAAGGTGGAGGTAGAAAAGGAGCGACACAAAGTACATCTTTATATAATTTATATAAAAATAGAAGTTATGGTTGTCAAATAACTATGATGGGCAACGCTATGATACAACCTACAATGTATTTTAACTTAAGACACGTTCCAATGTTTAGTGGACCATATATGATATTAAGCGTTAATCATAACATAAGTCCTGGTACTTTTGATACCATTATTGAAGGGGTTAGACAACCTATCGCATCGTTACCTAAAGTTGACGCGTATTTACAATCACTTAAAACTAATTTATTACAAACAATAATTGAGAAGAATAAACAAGAGAAAAAACAAGTTACCAAAGATGCCAAAGGGAATGTTATTTCCCAACAGAATAAAGTTGTATCTAATGCTAATGGGGGTAAAGAAGTTACTCAAACCCAGGCTTGTACTCCTGCGTCGGACTATGTTAAATATACACCAATAACTCCACAAAGTAATAAAGCGACTTTTAAGGAGGTTATGAATACTATTGAATTAAAAATGAGTTCTTTAAATATTCCTGACGACAATAAATTAAAATATACTGTATTTGCCGCGTTATATTTAGAGTCGGCAACATCGACAGGGTTAGAGGCGTACGAAAATAATTTCGCAGGAATTGATTTGTCAAATAATTGGGGACCATCTAAAGAGTACTTCCAATCAAACCCAAATTACTTTTGTTTAAAGTCTGACACCACGACATTACCGTATGCGGTATTTGATGATTTAGGTAAAAATATTGAGTTATTATTAGCTAGATGGAAGGATAGAATGATTAATTTACCTAATATCTCAGCAAAAGAAATTACTAAGTTTTGGGTGACGTACTTTGGGGCTAACCAAACAAACCCAAATGTTTATTCTCAGATGGATGCAACACAATTATCTAATATTGAGTCTAAAGTACAACAAGCGTTAGATATTTATGGAGGTGTCTCACAAATAGTCCCAACACCAACACCTACCCCATCACCAACACCTGTACCATCTAATACTGTTGTACCATTAAGTGGTGTTAACACTTATAGTGTGGCAAATCCCCCAATGTTTGAAAAGTTAACGGTTACCGTTAATGGGTCTACGGGGTTATATAATATCTTTGAGATAACATTTGATTATACCATTGATTCTGAATGTGGAAGTGGTAGTGGGTCAGGACAACAGTTCGGCAACGTTAACTCATTAATCTCAAGTAACAAACAAACTTTTACGGTAGACATTGAGACATTATTAGCGGAGATTGGATGTGATATTCTTAGTACAACCCCAGCGAAAATTAAAGGAAACTATTTATATAGTATTAGTGTGTATAGTAAACCCGTTTTAGCCGATGGGACAACCACTGACACTAGTAGAACTGACTTTTATAAAACGTTTACGGTATCATTTAAATTCCCTTAAAAATTTTCAACAGAATAAAGATATTTATATAAAAAAGAAATTATGAACACAAAATTAATTTTAGATAACTACTTAGGTAAAAATACTCGACACACCGAAAAAGATTTGGGTGACGGTAATAAGCAAGTTTGTGACTTAGATACAGGAGATTGTTATACAATCAGAATGAAAGACGGTCTAATCGAAAGAGTGGACAATACTATGTCTAAAAATAAAAAAATCCAAGTTGAAACAACTACTGGAGTAAAACAATTATTAAATGGATAAGAAAATGAAAATAGACGTAAAAATCTTAAATGAAGTAATGAGATATAAGAGTATTAACAATTATATCACTGAGCAAGATGCCACATTACCACCACCACCTGATGCAGGAGCAGTTCCACCGCCTGACGCTGGTGCAGTTCCACCACCGCCTGACGCAGGAGCAGTTCCACCACCACCGCCTGTTGGAGGGGATGTTCCACCTGAGACTGTAGATATTTCATCTGACCCCGATGTTGAAAAAATCGGTGGAGATTCAAAAAAATCAAAAGAACTTGACATTACTGATTTAGTTAAATCACAACAAAGTGTTGAAAAGAAACAAGAAGAATATTTTGATAATTTATTTAAACACCTTGAAGGATTAGAGAGTAAACTTTCTGATATGGATTCAATCATGAATAAATTAAATGACCTTGAAGCTAAGGTTGAAAAATATAGAGTAAAAACTCCTGAAGAAAAATTAGAATTAAGAAGTTTGGATTCAGGACCATTTAATCAAAAACTAACCGATTTTTTTGAAGATAAACAAGAAGATATGGAAAAGTCAGGAAAAAATGAGTATGTTTTAACCAAAGACGATGTTGAAGCCTATTCTCCTGGTGATATTAAAAAAAGTTTTAGAAACTTTGAAAACACCGACACCGATATTGATACTTTTTCGAGACTAAAGTAAATTAACGGTCTTAATTGACCGTTTTTTTTTAAAATTATTTGACAAAACAAAGGCTGACACTTATACTTATTAAACAATTAAAACTTAAATTATATGGCGACAAACAATTCCCTAGATTCAGTACTGGCACAGTACGAAAAATCAAAACAAGGTGGTTATACTTCCACTTCAAAAATATCTCAAGAAGATAGATTGAAAAAGTATTTCGCGGCAATCCTTAAGGATAACGAGAAACAAGGTCAAAAAAGATTAAGAATCTTACCAACACCTGATGGTTCTTCACCTTTTAAAGAAGTATGGTTCCACGAGATTCAAGTGGACGGAAAATGGGTAAAGTTATTCGACCCAGGCAAGAATGATAATGAACGTTCACCTTTGAGTGAAGTTAACGAAGAATTAATGTCTACGGGCAGAGATTCTGACAAAGAACTTGCTAAACAATACAAACCTCGTAAATTTTACATCGTAAAAGTAATTGACCGTGATAATGAGGCGGACGGAGTTAAATTCTGGCGTTTCAAACACAATTACAAGAATGAAGGAATCCTTGACAAAATTATTCCTATTTGGAGAGCTAAAGGTGATATTACTGACACAACAACAGGTCGTGACATTATCCTTGAATTAACCAAAGCAAAAACCCCTAAAGGTGCCGTTTATACGGTCATCCAAACTGTTATGTATGAAGACGCAGGACCTGTTCACACAGACACCGAGACTGCAAAATCTTGGATTACTGACGAACTTACTTGGTCTGACGTTTATTCTAAAAAACCTGTAGAATATCTTGAAGCAATTGCACGAGGAGAAACTCCACGTTGGGATAGTGACAAAGGTGGATACGCATATGGAAACTCTGATGAGTCAGAAATTTCTATGGGAGGTAAATCTGAAAAACAACCAACTATTGACCCACAAGCGGGTGACCAACCTGACGAAGAATTACCATTCTAAGTTATTGAACATGGACACTTACTAGGACATCGTGTCCAAGTATATGTCCATGTTCTTATTTTTTAACAAAACATTTAACAAACACATAGACAATATGGCAATTAAGAAAAACGACTTTAAATCAATTAAAGATAAATTCTCAACGTCTGCGAAATACAAACCCCAAAGGTTTTTTGATTTGGGTAATGATTTCTTAGATGCAGTCGGTTTACCAGGGCCCGCAATAGGACATTTAAATATGTTTTTAGGTCACTCGGATACAGGAAAAACAACGGCATTGGTAAAGACTGCGGTTGATGCTCAAAAGAAAGGTATACTTCCTGTGTTTATTATTACAGAACAAAAATGGTCATTTGAGCACGCAAAACTAATGGGTTTTGACTGTGAGCAAGTGGTTGACCAAGAAACAGGAGAATTAGATTGGGACGGATTTTACATATTCAATAATAACTTTAGTTATATAGAACAAATTACCGATTACATTAACTCTCTATTAGATGCTCAAGAAAAAGGTGAATTAGATTATAGTTTATGCTTTATGTGGGATTCAGTTGGTTCTGTTCCTTGTAAAATGACTTTTGAAGGAAAGGGAGGCAAACAACATAACGCGTCAACATTGGCGGATAAAATTGGGATGGGGATTAACCAACGTATTTCAGGAAGTCGTAAGGCTGACTCAAAATTTGAAAATACGTTAATCATTGTTAACCAACCATGGGTTGAGTTACCTGATAATCCATTCGGACAACCAAAAATTAAAGCAAAAGGTGGTGAGGCTATTTGGTTAAACTCTTCTTTAGTATTCTTATTTGGTAATCAAAAAGGTGCGGGTACAACTAAAATTACCGCAACTAAAGATAAAAGAACAATTAAGTTCGCATCAAGAACTAAAGTATCTGTAATGAAAAACCATATTAATGGTTTAGGTTATGAAGATGGAAAAATCATCGTAACACCTCATGGATTTATTGCGGGAAAAGAGGCGACAGAAGAAAAGGCGTCTATTGAAAAATATAAGAAAGAATACGCCGACTATTGGAAAGAAATCATCGGAACAGATGGTGATTTTGATTTAAAAGAAGAAAGAGAACAGTCATAATTATACACCAATACAAGTGATAAAAACATTATTAGTCGATGGGAATAACCTCCTTAAGATTGGATTTCATGGGGTAAAAGATTTTTATCATGACGGTAAACATATTGGTGGTATATGGCATTTCCTAAATACTATTAGAAGATTTATTGAAGAACAAAATTTTGATAAAGTAGTTGTATTTTGGGATGGAGAAGAAAATTCTTTAAGTAGAAAACTTCTCTATCCGAGATACAAAGAAAATCGCACAAAGGAAATTAATGAGTACAAAGAGAGTTCCTTCCAATCCCAAAAAGAACGAGTAAAACAATATTTAGAGGAGATGTTTATTAGACAAATAAATGTCACCAATAATGAGGCGGATGATTTAATTGCTTACTATTGTCAGATTTCTCACAACGAATTTAAAACCATTTTTTCGTCAGATAAAGACCTTACACAACTTATTTCCGATAAGGTGAGTGTCTATTCCCCATCGGCAAAACAAACGTATAAGAACGGGGATAAAATCAAAATCTACGACTATTCCATCCCACATGAGAACGTAAAAACCTATAAAATATTGGCAGGAGATAAATCCGATAATATTGATGGGATTTATTATTTAGGTGAAAAAACTTTAATTAAATTATTTCCTGAGATACTTGACGAAACGGTTAATATAACCGACATTTTAACAAAGGCGGAAAGATTGTTATCTGAGGATAAAGATAATACAGTATTAAAAAATCTTCTGTCAGGAAAAACAAAAACAGGAATTTACGGAAATGAATTTTTTGAGATTAATGAAAAAATTGTAGACTTATCAAACCCACTAATTACCGATGAAGGTAAAACACTCGTAGAACTATATTACACAGAATCTTTAGACCCAGATGGGAGAGGACATAGGAATATCATTAAAATGATGATGGAGGATGGATTCTTTAAATTTTTACCTAAAGGAGATAATAATTGGGTAAACTTCTTAACCCCATTTCTAAAATTAACAAGAAAAGAGAAGAAAAATTATAAAAAAAAATAATAATGATTATGAAAGACCAAGAAACAACGAAGTTAGAATTTTTAATGATGGTTAACGACAACATCATCGTCCAAAGATTTTTTAATGTTAGAAATTATAACCCTGAAGCAAAAAACTCACTCGAGTTTTATGAATATCTTTATGAGTTAAAAAATACTTTAGAGTATGAGTTAAAAATGAAGGCGACAACTTATTTGTTGGACAATTCTTACGAGATTAAACAGAACCCTATGATGCTTGAAACATCATATACTAATGGTCCTGAAAATTTTAACATTTTTATTAAGGACGGAGATATGACAATTTGTCATAGAAGGATGGACGCAAAAATCTTCCCACCAAAGATAAGATACACCGTAGACATACGCCCGCACATAAAAAGTGTACTTTCGGATTTGACTGACATTTTTTCAACAGAAAATTTAACATACGAGTACCTTGGAATTCCGACTAAGGCCTAATATTTATCTTAAACAACACTAAAATTATATGGCGTCAAATAAAAATTTCGATTATCTAGGGAGTACTTTTCAGATACAATTATTAAATCAAATCATCGTTGATAAAGACTTTTCAAGGTCAATTATTGACGTAATTGAGAACAATTATTTTGAAAACAAATACTTTAAGATAATCATTCAAATGGTGAAGGAATACTACACCAAATACGAACACACTCCAACGTTTGACACTTTAGAACAAATTACAAAATCAGAACTACAACAAGAGTTGGCGTCTAAAATTGTGTTAGATACGTTAACAAAAATTAAAGACGCGCCAACTGAGGGACAAGAATTTGTTCAAGAGAAAGCGTTGAAATTCTGTAAACAACAAGAGTTACAAAAAGCAATTACTAAGGCTCAAAAAGTAATTGACGGTGGTGAATTTGAGAATTATGATACTTTGGAGGCACTCGTTAGAGAGGCGTTACAAGTGGGAGAAAGAGAAGATGGTACGGAAGACGTTTTTAATAATTTAGATGAGGTTTTAAACGAAGATTATAGGCACCCAATACCAATGGGTATCCCAGGTATTGATAGACTCTTAAAAGGTGGGTTAGCACGAGGAGAAATCGGTGTGATATTAGCCCCAACAGGTGTTGGTAAGTCAACATTATTAACCAAAATCTCAAATCACGCATTTAATTTAGGATATAATGTCCTACAAATATTTTTTGAGGATAACCCTAAAATTATTCAAAGAAAACACATCACACTATGGACGAAAGTACATCCTGATGAGTTAACCATAAAGAAAGAAGAAGTAATGGCTAAAGTCAAAGAGATTAAAGACTCTATGGAGAATAAGTTAATACTTAAAAAATTACCATCAGATACTGTAACTATGTTACAAATCAAAGGACAAATCAGAAAAATGATTGCTGACGGTGTTAAGATTGATATGGTATTACTTGATTATATTGATTGTGTGGTACCTAACAAAAACCTTGGTGACGAATGGAAGTCTGAAGGGTCTGTAATGAGGGCATTTGAATCGATGTGTCACGAACTTGACCTAGTTGGTTGGACCGCAACCCAAGGTAACAGAAGCTCTATTTCTTCTGAAGTTGTTACAACAGACCAAATGGGTGGGTCAATTAAGAAAGCTCAGGTTGGACACGTAATTATTTCCGTGGCAAAATCGTTACAACAAAAAGAAATGAAATTAGCGACAATTGCAATTACTAAATCAAGAATTGGTGATGACGGTGTTGTGTTTGAAAACTGTAAATTTGATAACGGTATGTTAGATATTGATACAGAATCATCAGTAACATTCTTAGGTCTTGAAGAACAGACAGAAGAAAGAAATCGACAACGAATCAAGGATTTGATTGATAAAAGAAAAGAAAGAGAAAAACAATAACCAAAAAAATAAAAAAAAAGAATTAGTAGAACTATGGACGCATCACAAAAAATTTTATCGGACTTAACAGTCTATATGAAGTACGCAAAATTTGTACCTGAATTAAACAGACGTGAAACTTGGGAAGAATTAGTAACCCGAAACATAAACATGCACATTAAAAAATACCCATCACTTGAAAGTGAGATTAGAGAGGTGTATAAATTCGTGTATGATAAGAAAGTATTACCTTCAATGAGGTCGATGCAATTTGGTGGAAAACCAATTGAAATATCACCAAACAGAATTTATAACTGTGCTTATTTACCAATCGACCACTTGGACGCATTTTCTGAATCAATGTTCCTATTGTTAGGTGGAACAGGTGTTGGTTACTCAGTACAAAAACACCACGTAGAAAAATTACCTGAAATTAGAAAACCAAGTGAGAATAGAAAAAGACGATACTTAATCGGAGACTCAATCGAAGGATGGGCGGACGCAATTAAAGTATTATTCAAGTCTTATTTTGGGGAACAAGTATCAACACCTGATTTTGATTTCTCAGATATCAGACAGAAAGGGGCTCAACTTGTAACATCAGGAGGAAAGGCTCCAGGACCTCAACCACTTAAAGATTGTTTACATAAATTAAGAGGTATTTTAGAATCAAAACAAGACGGAGACAAATTAACACCTATTGAAGTTCATGACATGGTTTGTCATATCGCAGACGCGGTTCTTGCGGGAGGTATTAGACGAGCAGCATTAATTTCTTTGTTTAGTGCTGATGACCAAGAAATGATTTCTTGTAAGTCAGGTAATTGGTGGGAAACAAACCCACAAAGAGGTAGAGCGAATAACTCAGCGGCGTTATTAAGACATAAAATTACTCAAGAATTTTTTATGGATTTATGGAAACGTATTGAGGCTTCAGGAGCAGGTGAACCAGGAATTTATTTTACAAATGATAAAGATTGGGGAACAAATCCTTGTTGTGAAATCGCATTAAGACCTAATCAGTTCTGTAATTTATGTGAAGTAAATGTTTCTGACATTGAATCACAAGAAGATTTAAATAACCGTGTTAGAGCGGCGGCGTTTATTGGAACACTACAAGCGGGTTATACTAACTTCCACTATTTAAGAGATATTTGGAAAAGAACAACTGAGAAAGACGCGTTAATCGGTGTTTCTATGACGGGAATCGGTTCGGGTGTTGTTTTAGGTTATAACATGAAAGAGTCGGCAAAAATTGTTAAAGAAGAAAACGAAAGAGTTGCAAAATTAATCGGTGTTAATAAATCGGCAAGAACTACAACAGTAAAACCTGCGGGAACAACATCATTAACTTTAGGAACATCTTCAGGGATTCACGCTTGGCATAATGATTATTATATCAGAAGAATTCGTGTTGGAAAAAATGAATCTATTTATCAATATTTAAGCGAACATCACCCTGAATTAGTTGAAGATGAATTCTTTAGACCTCATGATACCGCAGTTATTTCGGTACCACAAAAGGCCCCTGAAGGTGCGATATTAAGAACAGAAAGTCCATTTCAATTATTGGAAAGAGTTAAAAAAGTAACTCAAGAGTGGGTTAGACCAGGACATAGAGGGGGTTCAAATATGCACAACGTATCTGCAACAATTAGTTTAAAACCTGAAGATTGGGATTTGGCGGGAGATTGGATGTGGAATAATAGAGATTTCTATAATGGTTTATCTGTATTACCTCATGATGGTGGAAGTTATATTCAAGCACCATTCACTGACTGTACTAAAGAAGAATTTGAATCAATGGTAATTAAATTACAATCAATTGACTTAACTAAAGTCGTAGAACATTCTGATGAAACAAACCTAAGTGGAGAAATCGCTTGTGGTGCAGGTGGATGTGAAATAAAATAATCTTTAAAATGGAAAAGGTAAAAATATCGTGGGGAAATAATGTAACGTTAACATATCAAGTGTTGTTAGCGTTTTATAATCAGAGAAAAAAGAATTAAATGACTGTAAACGTATCTAACGATTGGATTGTCCAATTACATATTAAAGAAATTACCCCCAAAAACAAACATTTACCTACCGATTTTTATTGGGAACAAGGTAAAATGGTGATGACGGAAAGTTATCATAAACGAAGGGGTAGTTGTTGCGGGAATGGATGTTTAAATTGTCCATACGAACCAAAATACAAAAAAGGAAATGTGATTACTAAATAATCACGACAGAAATCACGACACTATGTCGTGATTTTTTATTTTACATCTATTTATTGAAAATATTACGACACTATATTTATAGTATATGGCAGAAGGAAAAACATATGGAGTTAACTTCCCTTTTAGAGATTCTTTAAAAGGTAATTATCTTTCTTTATCACAAGATGGTGATGAAGAGGTTAGGGCAAACTTAATTCATTTATTATTAACTAGAAAAGGTACAAGATATTATTTACCTGATTTTGGTACAAGACTTTATGAATACATTTTTGAGCCTATGGATGGACCAACATTTTCAGATATTGAGGCGGAAATAAGAGACTCGGTTTCTGAATATATCCCAGGAATCACTATAACAAAACTAAGTGTAACTGCCGCGTCTGATGGAGAGGAAGATAAAGGAACTTATGTTCAAGGAGACGTAAGAGTTTATCGAGTTCCTGGTATAAGTGAGAAAGAACATACCGCTAAAATTAAAATTGATTATATAATTACAGATTCGGCATTTAATCAGAGTGATTTCGTAATCATTAAT